GTTGCAGATCGTCAACCACGCCGTTCGACGTTTCGGCTCCGGCTCCGCTGTGTATCTTGCGCCCGCGGCGGATACTCGCGTCGAGTTTGTTAAGCGGTACAATGCTAGATACAATGCCGGTGTTGATAAGTCCGCTGAGGCTTCTGGGTATTTCGCTAAGACCTGGGTCGTCGCGATGCACGACGCTCCGAAGTGGGGCTTGAAGCTTCCGACCCGCCGTGTCAAGGTTTTCGTTTTTGACGAGGCGTTTCGCTGGAATCTTTTCTTCTTTTGCGTGTTGACGTTGTTATACCCCGACGCGCTTTTCGTTTTCCTTGGAGATCCTTCGCAGTTGGACTATGATACGAATAAGTTTGCCTCGATGCCTGGTGACGTCGCAGACCTGTTGATCTCCAATGCCCTCTTCGGAGTTCCTGGTCCCACGAATCCCCATCCATCCCTTGATCTCAAGGTGACATGTCCCAAAGCCGTTTTTACCTCCAACGTTTCGCAGCGCTGTGGCCCTAGGCTCGTCATGTATCTGCGTTCCATTCTTGGGGGTGGTTATGACGTTTACACCAGTATCTTGGACGAGTTTTCGTTCGAGTACCGCGACCGCTTGGAGAACCCCACGCAGTACCTCGTCATGCGGCGTGATGTTGATGTCGTGTGGAAGGCTGGCGTTCCCGACGGTTCTGTCACCATTGCTGCCGCGCAAGGCCGGAGTGTCGAGCAAGCCGCCGTCGTTATTGACCGCGCCTCCATGCCAACCTTTTTTAGGACCATGAGCGATGGTCGTCGCGGTGATTGGGCTGCCGCCGCTCTGGTCGCGATGACACGGGCTCGACACAAGCTCGTGTTCGTTATTGAGGATAAGTTGCATGTGCCGTTGATTCTCTCCACACCGGCCGCCTACATGCCTATCTCTCGTGTGAATGTTGTGTTAGCTGGCGCCTACGACGTCACCAGGTTTAAGGATACTCCTGCCGGCCGATACGCCGAGGCGCATGACTTCCTCCATGGGCTGGATGTCCCAGGCGCGCTTGTGCCGCCCGATCTCACGCACCCCAAGATCGGTAGTAATCCTGTCGGCCCCCCGCTGTCGCAGCGTAGTTTTGATGTGGCCGACATTGAGTTTCTGGAGACCCTGCCCAATGGCACGCAGCATGCGTCGTACGCCGTTGAGCCTGGCTACGTTGGTGACGTTAAAGTTCGTTCTATGCCCGCCTCTAGGACTATTGCTGTGGAGACGATTTCTGATACTGAGTATGGCTTTCGACACGGCTCTCGTTCTTCGATTCAAGTGCTCGCAACGATGATTCATCGGACCGGCACCAGTCGCGCCGCCCATGTGTTGTACAAGAAGCTCATGAAGTACTCCAGCGTTCAGGTCTCAGGGATCTTTAAGGAGTCTTTTTTTGACGAAGCTCGTGTTGAGGCCATCCTTGACCAGTCGCTGACGAGGTACTTCTCCGCGCAGGCCATAGCGGAAATGCGCGAGGTCATGAAACCATATCTTCCGAAGGATGTGGACCTTACTGTTCGATCGTTCAACCTCGCCGCGGGGTTGTTTCTGAAGACCCAGATTAAACCCACCAAGATCGAGACGGTCGAGGCTTTGGGCAAGCTTGGTCAACCGGTCATCACGTCCGCGAAGTGGATACAGTTTATCTGGGGCTTTATGTTCCGCCTCGGTAAACTGCTCATCGAGTCCGCCTTTAAGGACGATGTCATATGGGCGAGCGGTGCTACTGAAGCAGAGATAGCTGAGCGTTGGGGCGCCGTCCCGAGCGACGTTTTCGTGATGATGAACGACTATGTTGGTCACGACACGTCGCAGTCTAGGTTGACGGATGCCTTGTGCATTGCGGTGTACTCCCTCGTGATGCCGCACATGGAATATATGTCTCAGTATATCGACGATTTGGGCGTCGTCAAGGTTGACTCGCCGTTGATGACGTTCCTGCTTCTTGGTCGTCCCTCCGGTTTTCCTTGCACCTGGGACATCAACACCGTGAAGCAGATGATCGACATGGCGATCGCTGGCCATCGCGGGCCGCAAGGGCGCCACTGGTGGCGTTTCTGCAGGAAATTTTTGTTTGGGGGTGATGACAATGCACTTCAGTGCGTTGTACACCCCGCCAAGCTCTTCGACTTGGTTTGGTGGAACGCGTCTCAGGTGGAACCCCTCAAGATGGAGGTTCGCACTGACGGGTTGATGGAGTTCGGCAACTGGCTTTATGCTGCCGGCACTTGCGCGTATGGGTTGCAAAAGTTGGTAATGAAGGTACTGAATAAGAACTACGCGCTTGTCCTGAAACACGAGCCATCATGGGACGAGTACGCTGACGCGTTCTCCCTCATTATGAGCCCGTACCGTAGGGACCAGTGGGGTTGCTCGGAGCTCAATGCCGCGTACTATGGGTGGGATCTTTCGTTTTGCCACGCCCTGGCGCTTTCGCTTGACTCCTATGCACGGATGTCCTTCGCTGAGGCGAAGGTTGTACTCCGTCCCGTCACTCGCGTCTTTACGGACACCCTTGGGTTTAATACTTTGTCGCCTGCAGCTGTTTATCAGCCTACCGACATCGATTCACCCGTCTGCATTCCGATGGTTGGTTTTCAGCGTCAGCCGCTTGATGATACGGAGACTTCAACCTTGCGCGACGACCGCGCCGGTGTCGCTGGTCGCGACGGACCCAGCATTCCTGAGAATCTGGTCCTCCCTGCAACCGTCCCAGCGAGCGCGCGCTGGCACAGTATTATCGATGTCCTTGATCCTGAGTGGCAGCCCGGCCAGGTCGCGGTTCCGCCGTCTGTGGCGACGCCTAGCCTTGAGCATTATCGCCGTCTCGTTGAGGCCATCAAGTTGCTCAATGGCCGCCTTAATATCGATGGCGCTTTGTTTGCGGTTGAAGTCGGGAATCAGGTTTTCTCGACGACTTTTTCGCAGGGTAAGCGTGCCGCTCTGTGGTCGGCTGCTGCGGATGTGTTGCAGCAGCTCGTTCTTGAAGCTCGCACCCGTGTCACCTGTGCGTGTGCCGTGCACACCCCGTTCCCGGTGGATATACCCAAGTCCCGTTGGCATGATGACTGGGTTTGTTGCAGTTGCGATAGCCTTGTCTGCGTAGACGACGATCTCGACGGGTTTGGCGTCGATCGTTGTGACAGTTGCGGCGCCGATGCTGCCCTGCACACGTCTATCGGCTGGCGCATCACGCTGGACGGTACTTCGTCCACGGATGTTCTGGCCCGTATACCTGCTCCCGAGGACGGCAAGGCGATCCGTGCTGCTATTGGCGGCGTCTACGTTGCGATGTATCCCCGTTTTGGAAAACCCCAAAAGAAGAAGCTCGCCGGTGACGTTCGCGCTCTGACCAAGGCTGTTAAGAAGGTTGCGATTAGGTCACAGCCGCTACGCGCGAATCGTCCAGCGCGTCGTAACACCCGTGACCAGCCCATCAGACGCGAGTTCAAACAACCCGCAGCTACTAGGCAACGTCGTTTTGTCGGTGCTGGTGGTACCCTTAAGCCGATGGGAGGCTTTACCGCCCCGCCTCGGACGGCCGCTAGACGCAATAGGGTCGGCGCTAGTTATGTGCCTGACCTTGTTATGAACATGACGGACCCGAAGGATGCGCCCGGTATTCGCTTGGTTGGCGATTGGACCGGCGCCGCCACCGCAACGATGAACCCCTTTGCGCGGCTTGCGGTGCCGTTTTCCCAAGGCGTCGGTGGTGCGGCGAACAATTATCTCCCCACGTCCGATGCCATGATCGTGACATCGCCCTCCATGTTGCATGCCAATGTCGTGTATAATTTTGCCGCGCCCAGCGGCACTTACACGTTATTTGTACAAAACGGGGGTGTTGGTGGCGCCTCCGCTCCGAATACGCCGCCTACCAATAACGGCGCTGGTTTGAATTTCGCGGTCGCGACTTCGGGGACGACCGGGGCCCAAAACGCTGTTAGTCCGGTGCCTTTCGCTTACGGTCTTCCGACCACCGGAAGCATGTTGCCTTTTGGACCGCTGCTCTCGTGCGGTCGTCTTGCTCACGACGACCCCGCCCGTTATCTCTTTCTGCATCGCGGTGACGCCATGACCATGAATGCCGTGGCGAACGCGGGTGGTGCCAACGCTCCCGGTTCCGCGTACACGTTGACCGCGACCAAGTGGCTCCCTAACGCCCCTAATGTCGCCGCGAATTATGCTGTTGCGACGGGCGGCGCCGCCGCAATCGCCTTTGTTTGGGTCGCCCCCGAACTTGGCTGGTACTCGTTTTCGATCTCCGCCTCTGGCGATGCGACGAGTGTTCTGGCTACTCGGCTTGTGTTCACCTCTTCTCTCTTGGTGACGGTGGCCGGCGCGCGATTTTGTGTCAACCCGGCGCCGTCTGTCTCGGCGGTTGTGGCTTCTATCACCGACGATCGCGTTATCGGCAGGTCGGTGTTGTTTGTGAACGAGGCCGCGCCTGCCGGCAGGCTCGGGGACGTCATGATGGCCCAGCTGCGCACCAATGATCACTGGTTGAATTACGTAGGCCCCAATGGTGGCGCCACTGCTCCTTCTCCGGGCGCGTTTGGGTATGACCAACTCGCCACTCTTGAGCAGAGCGCCGAGTTGCCAGCGCTGAACGGCGCCTACATGTGGGCTCTGCCCGGTGGTCCCACGTGGACGGACTGGATAGATGAGCTCACCTGCGACGAGGGCATCTTGTACGACACCCACGTCCCCATGTCCTCGCTGTCTTATCAAGTCATGTTTATACGCATCCCTATTGCCAGTGGCACGACCATATTGAACACTCCTCAGGCTGGGATATTCGTCATATCCTATGCTATAGAAGTTCAGACGACCGACACTACCCGTGAGCAGTCTGTCGCGCTAGGCAGTTCGATGCTCATGCTGGAAGCGCAAGACGTTATTCGGACCATGAAGCAGTATTCCGAGAATCCCGATCATATTTCGTTGATCATTGAGAATTTGCGTCGCGTTGCTAATTTCAGCGCGCGCGCCGTTCTGGGCTCTCTCCCTAAGGTTCAACGTGCCGCCCAGTTCGTGGCTCAGATCACTCAGTGATCATCTCTTGGGCCTTGCCGTCGGGCAGGCCTGGTTTGAGCCCCGGTGTTTGTTTGGGACCTCGGTCCTTGATTTGAATTTATAGTTTGATTTTGAAATTTTTCCGAGTGGCCTATTGGGCCATCTCATCGGTGTTTTTCCGTGTTTTGGTTTTTTTATTTAGTTTGTTAATGTGTTGTTGAGTTCGACGCTCCTGTGCTAG